CTTCCTTGTCCTCTATATTTTCGTTTTTTCATTCTTTTTTCTGATTTATTTAAATTCTTTTTATGCCTTCTTGGTCTCTTTCTTGGTTTATCCCTAGGTGTAAAGTTTTTAAAATTAACACGAGCCATTAGGGCTTAGTTGGAAATGTAGCATTATCACATTTTTCAACTGTGTCTTTACCTGCAGGCAGGTCTCTTAACTCCTGTCTGTATGTTTTCATGTCATCTGACATAGTTACATCTGATAAAGCATAGAAGTCAGTTTCTGCTAATAAGTTATTTCTTTTAGATCTAAGATTAGCTTGTGCTCTTGCTACAGCACCATCAGCCCATGCTTTTTCTTCAGCATCTCTAGCTGTCTCTTCTTCAGCTGTAAACTGTACTCTATTACCATTTATATTATGATATCTTGGCATTATTTTTCTCCTTATTATTATTAATTAATTCCATATAAACAAATATCTCCAGCGTCCATATCTCCTGAAGAAAATTTAAATTGAACAGCATCTATCGCTGATGTTGTATTAAAATATCCACCAACAAAAGCCTGATTAAAAAAGTCGTTATGTGTATAGCCATTATTTACACTTAAAAAATGTTTTACAAAAGTTGTACTACTTGGATTAAATAAATGTAAATAGCCAGATCCAGATTGATCGTTGTCATTTCCAACACCAGCATTATTTAAATAAATAAAATCTGTACTTTGTGCTTGGTCGTCAGTATCATAACCTAAATTAGCTGTAGTATCTCCTTCGTTGTGTGTAGCATCAAAATATGTAGTGGTTGCAGTAACGCCATAACTAGAACCAGTATCTGTGCTTCCTTGAAAAAGAAATTGAACTCCATTAGTAGCTGGATGCATATTATTAAAAGTAAATAAGTATTCCTTGTAAGTATTATCAAGAACAACATCACTACTACCATCAACAAAAGATAAAGTTGCAGAACTAGAAGCTGTTAGTTTTTTAATAAACACCATGCTACCTAATCCAGTAATACTTCCAAAAGCAGTAGCTGATCTTACACCTCTATTATTTAATTTAACTATGCTCATTAACTATCCTTTATTCCATAAAGTTTAAATGTGCCAGAGTCTATATTACCAGATGCCATTTTAAATCTAACACCTGTTACTGCTGAAGTTGTATTTGCATATCCAGCAACTGGTTGTCTAAAATTTATTCCTTGACCTTCATTAAAATTAATATCTAGCATAAAATGTTTAACGAAAGTAGTACTACTTGGGTTAAATAACCACATTTCTCCGTTGCCATTTTCATCATTATCATTACCAAGACCTACCATTATACTTTGTTCTCCTGTCCCATTAGCTAAATCTAAATCTCTATAAGCAAAAGCAGGTGTACTATCATTTTCCCAATTATAACATTCTATTGCAATTGTTGTTTTTGAAACATTAAAATTAGTTCCATCTGTTGTTAAATTCATTGTCATTTGTTCTCTATCAGCAGAGGGATGAGCATTAATTATTTTAATTAAATAAATAGGATATGTGCTATCCAAAACTACATCTGATGAGCCATCCACAAAGCTAATAGTTGCACTTGAAGACGCTGTTTGTTCTTTAATTAAAGTCATAGCACCATTAGATAAACCTGATGCTGCTGTAATAGCACTTATAGAATTGTTGTTGTATTTAACTAATGCCATATAATTTTATTGTTCCTGCGTCTATGTTGCCACTTGCCATTTTAAACTGAAATCTTGTTAAAGCTGTTGTTGTGTTAAAATATCCAGCATAGTATAAATCTTTAGAACCAACACCAGATGATCCTACCATATGTTGTGTTCTACACATAAAATGTTTTACGTAAGTTGATGATGAAGGATTAAAAATATACAAAGAACCAACTGCTGAAGCATCATTAGCATTTCCTATACTATCTGTAATTCTTTGAAAAGCAGTTCCTTGTGCTTGATCATTTCCAGTTTGGTAAGCTAATCCACTATCATCATCTGCCTCACTATGTTTAGCTTGAAAACAGGTAGAAGTAATAGTTTGATTATAATTGGTATTTGTACCAGTATCAGATTGAAAAGTTAATCTAGTATCATCAGTTGCTGGATGAATGTCATAAAACTTAAACACATAATTATCATAGGTACTATCAATATTACTTGTAAAAGAAATTGTATCTGAACTAGATGCAGTTTCAGTAGCTAATAAAGTCATAGCACCACCAGAAACTGCTGATGGTAAAGCTGTAATAGCTGTTAAAGATTGATTGTTTGCTACTTTGATTGCCATTAGCTTACTCCATATAATTTTATTGTTCCTGCATCTATGTTGCCTGTATTCATTTTAAATTGAATAGCATCTATAACACTTGTTGTATTAAAGTAACCAGCTATAAAACCACAATTACAATAATTTGTATTAATGTTTGTTTGTGTTGTTGCAAAAAAATGTTTAATAAATGTTGTACTACCAGGATTAAAAAGATGTAAAGTTCCATTTAAAGAGTGGTCATTATCTGCATCCATTTCTCCATAACCCATTAATTGTTGAAAAGATGTTGATTGTGCTAAATCCTCTCCTGTTCGATAAAGTAAACTTGCAGTTTCAGCCGAACTTTCAGAATGTTGTGTAGTAAAAAAAGTTGTGGTTTTAGTTACATTATAGTTAGAGCCAGTATCTGAACTTCCATTAAATAAAAAATCGTTTTCTCCTGATGGATGAATATTAATCAACTTAAACACATACTCATCATAGGTGCTATTAATTCCACTTGTAAAAGAAATTGTAGAACTACTTGATGCAGTCTGCGTAGATAACAAAGTCATACCACCAGCACCTGTAGCATTTGATGATAAATCCATGTCGTATTTTATGCTTGCGTATGTTGCCATTATGCCATCCCGTAAAGTTTAATTTTACCAGAATCTATATTACCAGATACCATTTTAAATTGAATAGCTGTAATAGCTGCTGTTGTATTAAAATACCCAGCAACAAAATTTTGTTCCATAACTGGATTACTATCATCTGTTGGATGAACATTTGTACTAAAAAAATGTTTTACAAATGTTGTGTCAGATGGATTAAATAACCACATTTCTCCACACATACACTCATCGTTATCTGTTCCAATTTGTGCTGCTGGTTGAAAAATTTGAAATCCAGTTCCATTTGCTAAATCTCCACTTGTTACATAATTAACGGATGGAGTTGCTCCACCATCATCTTCTCTATGAAAAGTATAAAAAGTAGTTGTTTGTTTTGATAAATCATAAGAATGACTAGATGTATCATCAGAGCCATTAAAACTAAGTTCACTTGATGCAGATGGATGAATATTTATAAATTTAAATATATAAGTTCTATAAGTAGAATCTAAAACAACATCATCACTTCCATTTACAAAAGATAAAGTACCACTAGAACTAGCTGTTAAAGTTTTAATAGGAACCATTGCACCACCTGATCCTGAAGGTAAAGCTATGTTGTATCTAGAATCTTGATATGTTGCCATTATGATACTCCAAATAATTGTATAGTTCCAGCATCTATATCACCTGAACTAAATTTAAATTGTATTTCATCTATTGCGGAAGTTGTATTAAAATATCCAGCAATATATTCAGTTCTAGTATGATCATTTCTTCCACAATTAGCAATTTTAGCTATAAAATGTTTAACAAAAGTTGTACTAGAAGGATTAAATAAATGTAAATATCCGCTGCAAGATTGATCATTATCATTTCCTGTTCCAAAAGATAAAACTTGAAAACCTGTTCCTTGAGCTTGATCATAATTAGTATCATAATCTACTTCTCCTTCAGATCCATTTTCTTTATGTCTTGTTCTAAAAAAAGTAGTTGTCATGGTTTCATCATAACCACTACCTCCAGCGGCATTGCCTTGAAAACCAAGATTAACATTATCTGTTTCTGGATGAAGACTATTTAAAATAAATAAATATTCTTTATAAGTTGAATCTAAAACAACATCAGAAGTTCCATCAACAAAATCTAAAGTAGCACTAGAACTAGCAGTTAAAGTTTTAATTAAAGTTAAAGAACCTTTACTAAAACCATTATATTTAATGGCGTTGTAATTAGCCATCTTACTTCTCCTTCAACAACCACCCTTGTGTTGAATCAACATACACAAGTGTAAAAGCTGCTCTTTCTGTTGCAACTGTTAAATCTGATGAGGCACCTTGAATGTTGTGTGAATTTCTTCCTATTGTACAATTATTAGTATCAAAAGTTGCACCATAATCTATTACATGAACTTCATCACCTCGTGTTGCTGAAGATGGAAGTGTCATTGTTATGGCTCCACCAGATGTATTTACAAAGTATCCTCTACCTGCAACCATAGTTGTATTAGAAGTTATTACTGCTTGCCAGTCTACTATACCACCAGTATTAGCTGCAAGTTTTGGTTCAGTTACTGTTCCATCTGAAGGTGTTCCAATATCTAATACATTACCTAATGCTAAGTTACTAGCAAAAGTAATTGTTGCACCTGCGATAGTAAAAGAACTACCTGGTTTTTGTAAGACACCATTTAAACTAACCAGCATGTGATTAGCTGATTCTGGCTCCACATTAGTAGATGATATTTGCATAGTATATGCTGCTTGTCCGTTTACTACGGTTATAGCATCACAAACTTGAAAGTTTCCTACTACTGGTTGTTTTCCTATATATGCCATTTATTCTCCTTAATTAATTTTGTTATCTTGCGTTACAAGGTACTCCATTAGAGTTTACGAATGGTTGTTCTGCGAAAGCCAAATACACATAAGTTTCGCCACTAGCATTCCAATTGTTGCCATCTTCCCTTAGTTTAAAACCATTAGACAAAAAATCCATTTTAGCTGTTCCTGTACCTTCTGCATCATTTGTATTAGCATACAGAGTACCATCTACTACGTTTTCTGCATCTCTTTTGTTATCATGAACTACCCATTCTCTATTTGAAGCTGTACCTTTACAAATAACCATAGCTGGTCGGAATCCTGTATAAGCAAATGGTCCTGCGTTTTCTCCATTTCCTGTGTATGAGCCAAACTTGCTGAAGCCTTGAACTTCATTCCAAAAATATCCAACAAAATCATCGTTTGCTCGATTAGAACCTGAATGATCTCCAGCAGTAAAGATTGCCGAAGTAGGTTCGGTGTCTGCCCATATAGTTGCTTCATCCGTTGTTGCAACATTATCACTTAACTTTAAATAATCTGTTTCTGGTGCTGAAGTATTTTTATGATG